GTAATAGTCGTTTTGTAGCTTTTTATCGAGAGAATGGTGGATATTCATCTCGTTTGCATACAAAATTGTCTCAGGAAAGTATGACATTGCCTTGTTAACATGGAATGGTGAATAAAGTTTCTCAGACAGATCAGGGTTTTCTGACTGTCTGATAATGTCTTTGTGAGCGTTGATTGCGTTTACATACTCAAATGGATTAGACAAATTCAAGCTCCATCATGCAGTTTGTCATGAATGCAACGAGGTTGATTTCCTTGTCAGCAACAAATGCATCTTTGTACTGATAGTCAGCAATCAGAAGAACGAGTTGTGGAATGTCTGATGGCTTGACAAACTCATAGGCAGCATCATACATCTTGCGGAAGATAACACTGTTGTCTGTCTCGTTCTGTTCAGCAACCCATAGACGCATCTCTTTGAAGTTCTTTGTCTTCAAGAACCCAACGAGCTTGTTGTATGAATCGTTTGAGAAGTTGACAAGGATACCAGAGTCTATTCTTCCGGTAGATGAGTATCTCTGTAACTCATTAAGAACACGACGCCAATCAGGCATATGTTTAGATACAAGATCAGCGCAAACAGCTTTATCATAAGTGACATTCTCAGCCTCCAGCACACCAAGAACACGCTTGAAGAATTTTGCCGCAAGCTGTGGCTTGTCTTCATTATTTATTTTGAACTCTACGACAGAGCACCGAGAATGTAACGGTTCGATAATTCTGTTCTTAAAGTTGCAAGTAAGAATGAATCCGCAGTTCCCTGAAAACTCTTCCATGAAGTTTCTGAGGGCAGGCTGTGTTGAATTGGCATTGAGATAGTCTGCCTCATCAAGTATAACGTACTTTCGTCCACCAGCGAAAGATACTGTAGACGCGAACTGTGTGATGTCGTTACGGAGGACGTCGATGTTTCCATTTAAGCTCCCATTGATAATAATATAGTCACAACCAAGTTCTTCCAGCATTGCTCTTGCAACAGTCGTCTTACCAATACCAGGACCACCTGTCAACAACAAGTTAGGAATATTCCCTTGTGCTATAAAAGAGTTGAACGTCTCTTTGAGACGTTCAGGAAGTATGCAATCGTTGATAGTCTTTGGGCGATACTTTTCAACCCACAAGAATTCTTCAAGCATTATTCACCTTTTGTAAATTTTGAGTTAGCTTCACATGCAATGTAGTATGTCATCTTATCGGACTGGAAGCATGCCATACCTTTTGATGATACCTTTACATTATAAGCATTATTCATAATTTTGACAAGGTTGTCAATCTGCAAAATCATCTTGAAGTCGTGTGGTGATGTTCCAACGACAATGTCAAATGTGTTCTTTGTCTTTGCACTTTGGTCAAATGCTGAGACCTTTATAACACGCTCATTGTCGCTCCAGATTGCTACATGAGGAAGTTTCAATACACCTGCAGCACGAATCAATCGAGAGATATCATCTGATGTGATATCAAACTCAATCTCTGCATCAGCAGGAAAAACAAACTCACGATCAGGAGGAGCAATCACCATTGATGGCTCTGCAAGATCATAGCTAACAGATTGCTTGTCTGATTTGATCTTCAATTGCTTGTCGGTGAACTCAAGTTCAGGTTCTTTGAACAAAGAGATAACACCAAGGAATGTAGATAGTTCGTGCAGAGCAAACTGTTGAGGAAATGACTCCTCAACAAATGCCTTTGCAAAGATTGCCCGAGAAGCTGGGGCAATCGTCTGCAACGTACTACCAGGCTTAACAAGGATTGAAGGATTAATCGTTGCATAATTCTTCAAGATGTTAATAGTAGCTTCACTTAATTTCATTTCTTGTTCTTTCCAAGGAGAGAAGGATCTGCTGTTGCTGATGCACCAACTGATGCAAGAGCTGGGAGCTTACCACCAAATGTATAGAAGCCAGCATGCTGCAAGTGCATCCAAGGACACAACCATGCCTTCAAGCCAATCTTACGTACATTCTGACAGAACAAGTAATCTTCTGACAGGTAACGCTCAGAAGATGTCTCAATCTTCTTATTTGCTGCATCCATTGTAGCTTTAATCGTTGCAGGGTCAACAGACTCACCATCAGCAATACGAGTCAAGATTGCTTCATATTCCTTTGCAGGATTGAAACGATCGATCTCTGCCTGGAAATACTGACCAATCTTACGAGAGCCATCGAAAGCGTCTGTACGAACGTGATCAGGACGATACATGATCTCTGGATAGTGTTTCAAGTATTCTTCAAATGTATTACGACGAACCATCATAAAGCCAGTACCAAGTTCAAGCACCTGTGCAGGCTCATCAAGCTTGATTGACTTTGATGTCTCGCCTTCATCCATAACAGGATTGAACACAAAGTCACCAACAAAGTCTTCAAGGACGTTAGGATTTTCATCAGCAACACCTTTGTTGACTGCCTGAACAACCTTCTCCCATGTAATGCACTTCTTAGGATATGCACCACCAATGATATCGTATTCCGACTCATCAGTCTGGAGTGCAAGCAATGCAAGAACGTCTTGTGGGTTGAATCCAATGTCAGAGTCAATGAACAACAGATGTGTATAACCAGAACGCAAGAACTCATCGACACAATAGTTACGAGCACGAGTGATCAACGATTCATTGAACAGGAAGTAGGAACGCATCTCAATTCCATACTTCAAGCACATAGCTGTAAGGTCACACATAGAACGTGCATACATTCCGTTACATGCACCACCATACATAGGTGTTGCTACAAATAGCTTTTGCTTCTGTAGCTTTCCAATATCAATTTGAATTTCCATTATTTTGCTTCTCCATACTTTTTGTCGTGCTCGGAATTGAGCCCGTAACTACCTTCATACTTACTCAGCGACTCTGAATCAAACAACAGGAATTGGCCAACACGCGTTCCTCTTTGAATCTTGAGAGGACCTGTCGTGACGTGGAGGGCTCCTGCCATGACGCCATGATAGCCTGAGTCATAAAGACCGCTAGTGATGAATACACCATTGCGATTAAGAGTAGAACGAGTAATAACCCATCCTGCTTCATTTGGTCCCACATTAATAATGTTCTCCATCACGATTTCATATGTGCCAGGCATTAAGTAGAACCAACCTTCTGTGTTAGGTTGTATCTCTACAGAACCACGATGCTTTTTTTCTTCTTCTGAGATAGTAAAAGGGCTGTTGTGAATCTCAAAGATCTTGTCGAGTCTCAAGTCGACTGCATTTGGTTGTGAGTCACCATCAACGACATTTGTTAATGAAGACTCACTCATTGTACTCATAATATGTTTCATACTCATTCAGCATCTTCCTTATCTGCTGCATACATCATTAATAAAATATAGTGAACTGCTTTGAGAAGATCTTTACGATTACGACCTTCTTTCTTGCCATAACGTGCAAGATACTTAATAGCAGTATCACGAGAAGTAGTCTCTAGTGTACCTAAAGACTCCCAAAAGTCAACAGTCTGAATGTCACCATTGCCAACATAATGCTGACCATATGTGCTGTTGATATAGTCTTGGATACGAGACATGTTGATGTCTTCGTTATACTTGTATTGTAGTGGTTGTTGGTCTTCCAATTTCTTTTTCATATCTTACTTCCAAATGTATGCATAACACAGCTTGTCAATATATTCCATGTTGATTTCAGCCAACGTGATCTTATCAATATCGTTTGTCAAGAAATTAAAGTCAACCTCTTCTTCGAACTTTCCATTGATCAACCCAGTAGGACTACGATCAAAGCGAATCCCATTGAGACCAGCCCATACAGCAGCACTAGAATCCCATGTATCAATGTACTTACCAAAAGGTTCCATATACATAATTTCATTTGGACCATCAACCATACCAAGGAAATGAACTCGAGTCCCTGCAGACTTCAATGTAGAAAAGATCATAGACTCTTTCATCTCGTACATCAACTTCAAACGAGATACAAATCGTTGCATCTTGTTTCCTTTTTCTACTCCATATGCATTAGGAGCAGTAAGAATAGACACTCCAACATAATCCACAAGGTTAGTGTTGTGTGAAGCCCAACGGAAGGCATCAATTGCATCATCGACATCTCCAACTTTTGATTGAGGAACAAAGAACGTACCAAACCCAGCATCATGAAACTCTGGAGCCAACTTCTTTGCAGCTTCGATTGTCTTCTCTGATGGCTCACCAGGATAGTCAGACATAACGATCCAGTCTGCCTTGATACGGTTACCCATCTCAATCAGCTTTGATGAATCGTACATAGGTTTGCCTTGCTTGAACATCTCGAATGCAGCATTATCCAAAATGAGCTTGCAATTGTACCTTTCTTTTTGTTGAAGATAGAAATCCACATAACGAGGGTCCTGTTCTACCAAGTGCGCAAGCACAAGATGAACAGGACGACCTTTTACGAGGTTTAAATGTGGAACGGGGGTTATATGACAAAAGTCAATAGACATTCACTTACTCCATAATATAATACATCTAGCATACTAGATGTTCAAATAAAATACTAGCAAAAAATCTAATATATTAGTCTTCCATGTGCTTTTGAGCCATGGACATTAGATGTTGACGTGTATAGTCAGAACCATGTTCATCACTGCAATGGTTGCAAAGTTTCTTCCAAGAAGAACCATACTCACGTCTCATGTCAGATGAGTTCTTCTTCTTTGCTTTTAGGTCTTTCATCATCATAGGAAGATCAGATTTGTACTGAGCATTTTCGTTAATGCTATCAAGATCTTCCTTCATTTTTTTTGCTTTGACAACAGTAATCTTACCACCTTTTGCAAGAAAATCTGACTTAGCTTTTTCTAATTCATTTTCTCTTTCAGCTTTAGTAGGTGTACCTTTAGGGGTATATTTTTTTGGACTAGCACCCCAATGACCTGGCTTTAAAAAATTTCTTGTTCTCTCAGCTTTATCAAAACCATGCTTTCTGGTAAGAGCTTCGTCAACCTGCTCAACTTCTTCTTTCCATAGATTTTTAACATGTTTTGTTATATGTTCATGTTCACCTGTATCGGAATTATATATTTTTATCTTGGCATTACCATCAGGTGAAATGGAATGGATACTTCCATATTTCTCATGTCCATCTTTATAACCAACATTATCTCCTGGTTTTAAAGTTTCGCCATCCATTGACTTATGTTCATCAAGCTCTACTTCTTCAAAAACTGATTCGTTGATGTGATGAACAGGAATGTACATGCCAGTGTTGTCTGGCATGCTAACATGAGCGTACTGACGACCACCCATCATCTTTTTCTTTTTGAATGTTCCTGTAACCATCTTGCCAGTTTCATGATGCTTGAACGAAACATCTTGGCCAGGTTTCAAGGTGACGGTCTTACCACCACCTGATAGAGTTACTGCTTTTTCTTCACTGAAGCTCTTAAAAGTCTGCATTTTTTTCTCCTTACGAAGGATAAGTGCAAACGCTTCCGTTCTCATTATCCTCGCTGACAGTAATTACAATTTGTCTTTCAGGATATTTATCTTTAATGATGGCTGCGAGTTCATCAGAAATCATCTCACAAGATTTGAAATTTAGCGACAAAGTCTTGTCAGAATACAAAGATTCTAGCCATCTTTTGAACTGAATGAACTCAATATCACGATCATTATGGGTAACCTCAATCTCTACACGAAAATGGAAGATATGACGATGTGGATAGCCAAGAAAGCTAACATCGTCCCAATCACCAGTTGCCAATGATGGATCATCGATTGCAATTGGATAACAGTGGATTCCTTCTTTCTGGAATGTCACCCAGATACGCTTGTTCATTTTCATTGTGCTTCCTTCTTTGCTTTGTTCAATTGGTGATAGAGTTGTTTTGCTTCCTTAATAGGAACCATACGGATTTCTGAGATACCAGATACATGGCTGTAATGATTGCGTTCCAACATCAACGCATCCTCAACCCATACCTTATTAAGATTATAGTCGTAAGGATAGATCTCAGTCAAGAAGAATTTTTCAAATTGTTCTGCTAGCTGCTTTGATTTGAACACCTGAGAGAACTTACATACAATGTTCCAGTCCTCATAGTTTTTTGGATAACCATCATCAACAGATGGATCAAATCTTTTCATAGCATCCATGTGA